TTAGACCATTCACCAGTCACCTCAACACCTTTTGTTGCTAATTTTGATGCTGATTTACCAGTAATACTTTGCGACTTCAAATACTTAACAATTTTCTTACCCGCATCTGGTGCAATAGTTTCAGTTTTTGGTTCAGGTTTTCCATTCCAAGCCGCTACGATGACTTCTTCAAAGACTGCACCCTCGGTGGCATCTTCGTTTAGATAATTTTTAAATGAACCCATGAACACTCCGTTATGTGATTCTTATATTTATCCGAAGAAATTGTCTAGGGCACCAGTATTCATATAGTCATTTACAAGATTAAATTCACCTTTTTTCTTACTGAAACACCAAATAGGTTCAATGTAAATCTTATGCATAAACTCATCTAAGTTCTCAACATTCTTTGGTCTTTGCATAATTCTCATACCCATTTGACCACAGAATGTTGCACCTCTTTCAGTAAGGTTATCAATCAAATCATCACTTGCATAGTATCTCTTTGTCTTAATCTTTGGATCCATGATGTTGACGAATTGATAACCATTGTCACTCAAAGAATCAAATGTCTTTTGATTTACAGGCAAATAGAAACCATCTCGCCATTCTTCATAAGTTGTATATCTTGACCAAGATTGTTCATCTGCATGTTTGCCTGTTGTGTTATACTTCTCTGTTGCAAAATAAGGCGGTGAAGTAAATGCACAATCAATCTTAGGTAAAATAGAATAATCAAAGTCTTCTGCTGGGCATCTATGAATCTCAACTCGCTTGACACCCTCAACAATGAAGTGCTTATCATCTTTTACAGTTCTTGGGCGCCCACCAAGAAATCTTTCATACACTAAACATTGTTCATAATACTTTTCAAATGTTTGGTCATTAGGGTCTGTACCATAATACTCATCGGCATCTGACGAATAGAAACCAGCCAATCTATCACCCCAACCACAAGATGAATCAAATACAGTTTTTGCATTTGTAATCTGATACAGAAACTTTGCGACTTGTGGTTTGAATTGTGTTGCAATATAGGCACTCAATCTGAATGAAGAGATATAGGAACTAACTGATAGTTCTTTATTACCCAATCGCCACAATGCAAGAAATACACTTCTCAGATTATCGTTGTTGTCCCATCGGTAAATAGGAGACTTGTAACCCCATGCATCGCAATTGTATCGCAACTCTTGATGGAAGTAATTACTCACATTGTTAAATTGTGAGCCCATTTGAATGACACCAAGGCCATGAGTAGCATATTTTCTACCATAGTCTTCAAACTTCTCCAACACTAAATCTTTCACTTCGTCATGTTGTTGAAATGTTGACTTCAAATCAGACAAAGATAAATCCCAAAAAGATTTCTGCATATCTGCAAAAGATATGTCTCTTAGTGGGCAAGGTGGTTTTGTTTTAACAATGATATCAATCAAGGCTGCAACAATGGTCTCTTTATCAAATTGTGCATTGATGTCAGACCATTGTTGTTCATTCAGAATTGGAACGCCATTCTGATTACGATTGTCAAGTAAATATTGATTTAAGTTCATTCAAAGTCGTAAGATGATTGCATCATTAAAGTGTGTTTGCCCATTTCAAATAGACCAATACCACCAAGGAAATCTTTGCAACAGGTTGTAATCACAACTTCACCCTCAACATCTAAAGATGAAATGGCAAATTCTACAATCTCATCATCAACAATCATTTGACGAAAATTATCTATGATTTCAAGCAAGTCTTTCTTATAATCTTCTCGTTGAACCTGTTCTTTAGTAATTAAACTAAGCACTTTTTTATCTGTCATACTTTCATTCCTTCAAAGTTCTTTTTAAACTTACTCTCTCTGTTACCAAAAGTGTTTAGTGGTTTATCTTCTTGCCCAGCATCTACAATATCAGCCTGTGCGGATGGTTCTGCATCATACAATCTCATCTTTGCACGGTCAATACCCAAAACAAATCTCTTGTAATCATTTGGATCACCATAACGATTCTTCAACTGTTTAACAAGAATCTGACCCAATGCTTCAAGTTCTTCATTACTCACTAGCGCAAACATAAAGTCTGCCGTTGCAGGCAAACCAAACGATTCACTTGTATCTTCTAGTCCAGGATCCGATGAAGAGAAACCAGACCTTGTTGTTTGTGTCGCACTTACAATTGGTAAAGCATTTTCTACTGCAAGACCTCGCAACTCTTCTGCGATAGACTTGATGTATGAATAACTGTTTACATTCGCACCAGGTTTAATTCTGGCAGAACAACAGATATTCAAATAGTCAATGAAGATGATATCAGGTTTAAAATTCTTCTTAATCGCCAAATCATTCAACAATGCACGGAAGTGTAGAACACTAGCACTTGCAGTTGGATATTCTTTGATGATTAGTTTGCCATGTGTCTTACTCTTCAATGCAGAAAACTTTCTTTCATAGTCTTCTTTACTAAGTGTGTGCAACTCATTCAAATCTATATTTAGCAAATTTGCATCGATTCTTTCAGCAATCTTTTCTTCTGCCATTTCCATTGTGATGTACAGAACATTGTGACCTTGTGATAAACAACCAGATGCCACATGACACATGAACAAAGATTTACCAACACCAGTACCTGCAAGAGCTATGTTTAGTGTTTTAATTGGCAGACCGCCTTTAGTAATCTTGTTGAAGAGGTCGAGGTCAAATCTAATGCGAGATTCTACTTTGTGATATGCTTCATATCGAGCATCAGAATCATTGATGTAATCGTGACCAACAGTATTGTCGAATGAAACACCAAGTGCATCACTCAATAACTGTGGGATTTCACCCTTAGATTTGTTGTGAGATTTGCTGTCGAGAATACCAACAGACTCCATGATTGCATTATAAATTGCCTTATCTTGGCAAAACTTTTCAGTTTGGTCAATTAACCATGGAGTCTCTGTTGGTTCTTCTTTTGCTTGATTTAATTCATTGAGTAGTTCAATCGCACCTTTAACAACTTCATCTGATACATCTTTCTTCTCTGTAAAATTAATTACAAGAGCTTCATGTGTTGGTGGATTCTTGTAGTGATTGGTGAAATCAAATACTTCTTTGAATACTGTCTTCTCTATGTTATCAGAGAAATAATCCGGACGAATAAATGGTAATACTTTCCTTGAGTATTCCTCATTATAAATTAAATTCTTCAGAATCGTCTGTTCTAATCTGTTCATTTGCTTGTGCCGTTAATATTGAAGTGAGTACATCACCCATAATTGTATGCAAGTTTTCATCTTTTGTCAACACATCTATGTCGTGTTCACCAGGATTAATAATTGTATACCCAAATTGTAGTCTTGCAAATTCGCCTTCTTCAACAACTTTTGCCTTGTGATAATGGTAAAGGACATTTTCATATCCTTTTACCATCAAAGCAATACCTGTTAATTTAGAATCATCAAGATCCAAATCTACATAATGAAAATCAACGCCTTGTTCAAGCATCTTCGGAGATTTCTTCTTCCAGAACAGGAGTTTCTCCCATAATGTTTCCATATGCAATCCCATATTTTTGATTTACGAATTCTTTAAACTTCTCATCTTTAAGTAAAGGCTTCCAGAATTCATCAGTTTGTGTGGCATCAAAGCGAACTTTGTCACCAATCTCTCCAGTCTTCTGGTCAATCTTTGCATACCAACCTGGTGATGGTTTAGAAATAAAATTACCATCAATCGCAATGTCGACCAAGCCAGAATACTTTTGAATACCACCATCGAAGGAGACCGAAATAGGAATCTTAGATTTCTCTTTAACATAGCGAGACTTCTCCACATTGATGATAAAATTGTAACCAGTAATTTCAGTACCAGTCTTCTCTTGTTGTCTGCCAAGAATGTAGATGTTGTCAGCAGAGTAATAAGAACCTGTGCCACCACCAACGATATCTTTCGGGAACATACCAATCTCTTTGTATGTGTGATTAACAACAACCATTGAGATATCTTTAATGTTCAAGTGTGGTGTAACCATTCTAAACAAACTCTTAATTTGTTTTGCACGACTCATATCTGCAACAGATTTACCTTCAAGTGCATCATCAACTTCTTTCTTTGATGCAAGATTACCAACTGAATCAAGTATGATGATTAGTTTATCACCACGATTCACATCGGCCAATTGTTGCATAATATCAAACTTCAATTGTTCAATATCAGTTAGTGGTGTGTGCAATACTCTGTCCATATCAATCTGAAATGTTTCAAAGTATTTGACTGGTGTGCCAAACTCTGAATCATAGAATAAAAGGACTGCCTCAGGGTATTTGTCCATATACGATTTTGCCATTAGCAAACTGAAGGCAGTTTTAAAGTGTTTAGATGGACCTGCCCACATTGTAAGACCAGGTATAAGACCACCATCAAGTCTGCCAGATAGTGCCACATTAATCATTGGCACACCTGTAGTGACCATATCTTTTTCAGTAAAGAATTTAGACTTAGATAGTATTGCACTATCTTTAATTGTTGAATTCTTTTTAATTTTTTCAAGTAAGCTCATTAGAAGGATCCTCCATCCATTTTAGTAATTTGTGTTTTCGGTATAATTTCGTTAGTATTATTTTTTCCTT